CAAGAATTATTTTCTGTACAAAATGCTATATATCAATCATGAGTAAATAATGTAACAGGATTTTCATTAATTGATTATACGATTAGTATGCAATATATTGATATGATAGAAAAATTTACTACAAGCAAATATAATTTTAAATATCATCCTTATAATAATACTTTAACAGTTTCACCAACTCCTTCCGCTGCTGATATGAATGGTGATTCTGATTATATATTAGTACATTCTTTCATGGAAGAAGGATATGAATTAAATTCAACATCACAAGATAGCGATTGGAGAGAATATTTATATGAGGATGAGTGATTTCAAGATTATTGTATAGCTTTATGTAAAATACCACTCGGTCATATTAGAAGAAAATTTGCTAATATGACAAGTCTTGGTAATGCAAGTATAAGTTTAGATGGTGATTCTTTGGTAGGTGAAGGACAAGCAGAAAAAGAAGCATTGGAAGAGCGTTTAAAAAATGAGATGTGAGAGGGTATGGATATAGCTTATGATTAAAAGGATTAAATTATGAATATAGATTGAATAGAATATTATGTTAATGCTGTAAAAATACTTGAATACAAAATGTATTTAAAGAATGTTTCATTTGAACCAGATTCGGCTGTTTTAGTAGTTTCTGACAGCACAGGTACAGAAACATTATCTGGTGCTTGTACACTTGATGAAAATAGTATGAGTATTCTTATAGATGATTCTTTAACAGCTAATGTAGGTGATTATACTGGTGTATATACTATAATAAAATCACCACAAACATATTTAAAAAAAATTAAAATAAAAGTAAGAGATATTTAATGGAAGATATACAGTTTGAACTTATTGATAATGATATTATATTTATACATGTAGATAATGATATACAGTTTGAACTTATTGATAATGATATTATATTTAATTTAAAAGATCAGGAATAAATTATGAAAAATAATTGAGAAATGGTAGATTTTATAGAAGGTAAATCAGAACATGATTTATTTCAATCTATTAATGCTGAATTCACTGATATAGCAGGATTTCCCATTAAATATTATATTAAAACAAATCTTGATGCATCTGATCCTTTATATGGTGAAACAACTAATAGTACATTTTCTGAAACAGGATATGAAACCAAAGTAGTATACGAACCAACAGAAGAAACAAATATGATGGATATATTGGGGTTTCAATCAGAAGATTCTATTGAATTTGCTATGATGCCAAAATGAATATTTACTAGGGATGTAGCTATACCTTATGGCACACCAACATTAAAACCTGTAGCTGGAGACATAATCGTAACTCTTTGAAATAATAGAAAATATGAAATTACAAATGCTGGTAGTGAGCAATCAATATTTCAAGGAAAGAAACTAATATGAGAATTCACATTAACACCATTTAGATTTTCAGAGGACAGTGATTCTGCTGAAACTATACTTGATATAGACCCAAATGACAGTTTATTCCCAGATATGAATGATCCGGGATTTGAAAATGAGCCTTTATCAGCTTATGGTGATAATGATTGAATCGAAAACGCATCGGATGATATTGAGGATTACGATGATGAAGATACAGATTATTATGGATATTAATTAATATGGATACACATTTTTACTTTTCAAGTCTTAGAAAGACAATTATACAATTTCTTGATTTATTTAATAATATTAATATAGCAAAATATAAATCTGATGGAACAATTATTAAATATGTTAAAGTACCTATCAAACTTGCGCCTAAACAAAAATTTCACTATTGATTAAATAATAGAAAAAATGAAAAAAGATTTCCTATGATTGGTGCTTATATGGAAGGAATTGAACCCGCAGCAAACGCAAGATCTGGTAATAAATTAATAAAATTCAATACAAATTCTGAATATAGAAGAAATTTTGTACCATATGATATAAATTTTAGATTAACGATAGCAACAATATATATGAATGAAGCGGATCAAATTTTAGAACAAATTTTACCTTATTTTATTCCTTATGTAATGGTACGAATTCAAATACCAGAAATTGATTCTTATTTTGATGCAAAAGTTATACTTAATGGGGCTTCGCCAGAAATTGATGAAGGTATGACATCGGATGAAAATAGATTTGTTACATGATCACTTGATTTTTTAATACATAGTTATCTTGTAAAACCAACAATTACTAAAAGTGAAATACATGATGTGTATTTACAAATGAAAAATCATGATTTTTATGAAAATCCTTCTTTATCTGGAAGTTCTTTACTTGAAACATTACATACATCTGGATATAAAGACGAATCGTCTGTTATTATATCAAATTTTGAAATATTAAATGGTCCTGATGATTCTACTTCTTATATAAAAGGTGATATAGATTATGACGGATTATGGACAGTATATGAAGATGATTGAACAATAAATTATCCATTAAAATGAAAATAGAGGAAAATATATGACTAAAAAGAAAATAGACGACATAAATTTACGAACTACACCCAAAAGTATGATGTCTGCAATAGACGATAACTTTACAGAAAATTATGATGCAATTTCTTTAAATACTTTAAAAGAAACAGATGTAGATCATAATGCTACACATACAGGTGAAGTAACAGGAGCAACAGAACTTACAATATCTAATAATATTATTGATGAAGCTAATATGAAAATTAGCAATGCTCCAACAAATGAATATATATTAACTGCTGATTCAGAAGTAGCTGGTGGATGGAAATGAGCAGTAATAAGTGGATCAACAACTGATCTTTCGGAAGGTGAATCAACAGAAACAACAGTAAAAATTGATTCAAGTAGTGGTGATAATGCTACTTTAGTTTCAGCTAGCACAATTAGAGCAGGTTTACTTGCTAAAGCTAAATTTGATGAAATAGTAGTTAATAGTTTAAAAGAAACAGATGTTGATCATAATGTAAGTACAACACTTGAAGTTGGTACAAATAATAAAACCGAATTGTCTATTACTTCGGATGGCGGAGCTGATGATATAACATTACCAGTAGCTTCAACAAACCTTACAGGTGTAATGAATAGTGCGATGTATGATAATCATATTTTGAATAATAATAAAGTAACAGATGTAGACCATAATGTAAGTACAAATTTAGCAGAAGGTGAATCAACAGAAACAACAGTTAAGGTAACATCAAGTGATGGCACTGATGCTACATTAATTTCAGCTAGTACAAGCAGAGCTGGTCTACTTACTAAAGCTAAATTCGATGAAATAGTAGCTAATACAAATAAAACATCTAATGCTACACATACAGGTGAAGTTTCTGGTAGTGAAGAACTTACAATAGCTAATAATATTGTTGATGAAGCTAATATGAAAATTAGCAATGCTCCAACAAATGACTATGTATTAACTGCTGATTCAGGAGCAACTGGTGGATGAAAATGAGCAAATCCAAGTACAATTACAAGTTTAAGTACAGCATCATATGCTACATCTGCATCATTATCAACTGCTGAATGTAATGGATATGTAATTTATGTCACTGGTACTAGCATAATAACTCTTGATGCTATTGCTGAAGGTATGAGTGTTACAATTTTAACTATAGGTGATATAGAAGTATCTATAGATCCAAATAATAATGATTTGATTGTTCTTGACGGAACAGCACTCGCAGTTGGACATAAAATTACTAATTTATCAACAGCCGGAGATATAGCTGTTTTAACATATTATTCAGCGGATGGCTGATATGCATCAACTAATTCATGAACTGATGGAGATGTATAATGATACCTGTTTATTTTAATTCGGTAGCAAAGAAAAAAGAAATTATTGTGCCTGTAGTGCCTGTAACATTTGACCCTTTGAAGGTAGATGATACAGATTTTAAACTGATTAACGATAATAAAACTTGTGAAGGTATATTGGCATCAACTGCCCAAACTGCTATTAGTGTCGAATCTCAGTCTTCTGGTAAATATTATGCAGAGGTTTTTGTTGATAATGAAGTTGGTAGTGAAATGGTTGGTATATGTACTTCATCCCATTTATGTACTAATAGGGGTGGATTTACAAACTATTCGTGGACTTGGATGAATAATAACAGGTATTATCATAATAGTGCATTATTAGCAGGTAAAGCACCGGGATATTGGGTAGATTCTTCTATTTTACAAATGGCTGTAGACATTGATGCAGGAAAGATTTGGTGGGGGTTGGATAATACGTGGTTAAATTCTGGTGATCCTGCTAATGGAACTGACCCTATTTATGAAGATGCAACTATAACTGGGGATATATTTTTGTGTTATAGTCAAAGGTACGTTCTCGGACAGGCTTCTTTACGAGGGCTTACTACTGATTTAACATACACCCCACCAAGTGGTTTTAGCCCATGGGGGGAGTAATACGTCTGTTGTGTCTGTAACTTGGGATTCTGCCAATATGGGTCCAGATTTAGTTCTCAGTAATGGAGATTTAACTATTTCACAAGGAAAGGCTTCTGCTGATTGGCAACAAGCTATTGCCACTCTTGGAAGAAGCACTGGAAAATACTATTTTGAAGTTTATGTAAATTCTGGAACTTCTGTAG